GCTGTGACCCAGTACGTCATCGGCACCGACCAGACCGCTGATCGTCTCGACATCCTCTTCGGGTGGTTATTCGTGCGCCCAGAATGGGCGTGCATTATCTGTGACCGCGTTTAGGTATTACTTTTAGCTATACCCTCCGCTGGGATTATGCGATTCTCCTCTAGTCGCAAAACCAGCGGAGGCCTTTTTGAAGACTTGCCAAATAGAGGGATGCAGCAAATACGCCAAAGGGCGTTACTGCGTGATGCATTACACAAGGATGCGCAAAACCGGGACATTTGAGTTAAAGCCCGGCTACGGAGAGAAGCGAAAACATCCGCTTTATCATCTCTGGAACGAGCGGAAAGATCACGTTGCCAAAGAATGGGAAGACTTTTGGCGATTTGTGGCTGATGTCAGCCCTAAACCAGATGGCAATTATTTTCTAGTTCGTGTGGACGGTGCGAAGCCATACGGACCTAAGAATTTCAAATGGCAGGCGCATCTAAAGCGGCAGCCAGGAGAAACCAAAAAAGATTGGTGGGCACGCAAGTGGGCTGCCAGAATGGCGAACAATCCTGCCATAGAACGCCATCGGTCAATTCAACGTCGCTATGGCATGACTCCCGAGGAATGGGAGGCCTTAGTCAAAAAGCATAAAGGCTGCTGCGCGATCTGCGGCGGGAAAGAGACTTCTTGGGAGTCAAAAACAGGCTCACGGAAAAATCTAGCAGTCGATCACTGCCATAAAACCGGAAAAATCCGCGGTCTTCTTTGCTGGCGTTGCAACAGTACGCTCGGGAAGATCGAAGATTCAATCCCGCTACTCGAAAAGATGATCCTTTACCTGAGGAAACACGAATGAGCGCACCCGGCCTGAAGATCACCAATTTCCATTATTCGCATATGACGGTCCCCACCTACACGGTCCACGAATATCCCAAGTGGGTTCATATGTCGGGGTATGCGTCTGTCATTGCCAAGGATGCAGAGGAAGAAGCCGCGCTCCTGGCGCGCCCTCCCGTCTCTGGCGATGTGATTGTCCCGCTCCAAGGTGCGCAGGCCGATGCGCTCGCAGCGCCCATTGTAGAGCCTCCCGCCATCCTGGCCGGCCCCAATGACGAGCGCGATCTGCTTATCAAGATCGCGGAGGAAAAGGGCATCGCCATTGACAAGCGGTGGAAGACCGAACGCATCCGCGCCACCCTGGATAAGGCCTCTCCCTGATGGGCACGATCACCACGGCATTCCCTACCTCTCTCAAGGTGGAGTTGGGCAAAGCCCTACAGAACTTCACCATTACGACGGGGCATGTCTACAAGGTCGCACTGATCATTCCATCACCTGCTGGGACCTATGGCGCGGCCACGACCAATTACAGCGATCTGACGGGCAATTCCGACGAAGTGCCGAATGGTTCTGGTTACACCACTGGCGGCTTTGCCTTCACGGCGGCGCAGAACATCTCCCCGCAATCCTCGGGTACGACGGCTTACTGGCAATGGTCCACCAATCCAAACTGGACCTCAGCGACGATCAGCACGGCTGGCTGCCTGATCTACGACACTAGCGCATCCAACCGCGTGGCGTATGTCGGGTCATTTGGAGGAACGGTGAGCGTCACAAGTGGAACACTGACCTTGGTCATGCCCACCAATAACAGCAGCAACGCCCTTTTGCGGATCGGCTGATTCAATGGCGCTTTTGTTGAACCGCGCCAAGATGTCCACGGCGACGACGGGAACGGGCACGGTTACGCTTGGTTCTTCGGTCAGCCAATATCAGAGTTTCTCTGCTGCCGGTGCTGTTGATGGCCAGACCTATCCCTATCTGATCGAGGACGGGACGGCTTGGGAATTGGGGACGGGTGTCTATACAGCCTCGGGCACCACGTTCAGCAGAACGCTTACTGAATCTTCAACTGGAAGCCTTATCAGTCTGTCCGGAAGTGCCACTATAGCTATTTCAGCCCGACAGCAGGATCTTCCACAGAATAATAATTTCATCTGTGCTGGTGGCGAAACCACAATCACGCTCTCAAATATTCCTCAAATCCGAGGAAAAAGCCTTTTTGTTTATCTGAATGCCAGGTCCAACCTGGCGGCCAATTTGACAGACAAGGTGTTCTTCAGGGTAAACGGGTCGAGTTCCTCGATCTACGATTGGCAGAGGACGTATGTTCAAGGAACCAGCGGGACAACCAGCGCGGAAGTCCTTGCGGCGACCTCTTGGGGAAATTCTGGCAATCCTATTATTGAAGTGGCCGCTGCAAGCGCTCCCGCCAATAGCTGTGGGATGTTTGAGTACAACATTCTGGATTACGCGAACTCGACTTTCTTCAAAGAGGGATTTTTCAGAGGCCGGCAACCACAAGACACCGGAGATGCCTCTGCCTACAGTATGTGGGGCTGGCTGCAAGCTGAGACTACGGGTGCAATCACAAGTGTGAGTGCAATTCTCAACTCTGGCGCCTTCGTTGCACAAAGTGTCTTTGGATACAGGATAGCATAGAATGGCTGGGTTTGCTCCGGTTGGAGCGCTTCCGGTCGCGGCAATCCCGGCGTCGGTAGATGCCTCTGTCAATCTTACCGGCGTATCTGCAACAGCAGATGTTGGGTCATTCAGTCTTACCAGCGACAATGTTCAACTGAGCCTGACTGGCGTATCTGCGACTGGCGCGGTTGGCTCCTTCAGCATATCAGCCAGCGGGAACGTCAATCTCTCTGGTGTGCAGGCGACCGGTCTTGTTGGCGTCTTTGGCCCAAGCGCCAGTTCGAATTTTTCGCTTGTTGGGGTGCAGGCCACCGCACTGGCTGGCGATCTCACGGCCACAATCCAGTTTCTTACCGTTCCCATGATCACCATCATGAACGACAACGAAATCCCGGTTTCTGCCTCGATGGTTGATGACGAAGTGCCCATGGAAGAGGACATGCCATCACAGATCGCATTTGAAGCCGTGATCAATCTCAATCCCATTCCCATGACCGGCAACATGTATGCCGTCCCAATACCCGCAGAAGGCAGCGTTCCATGACAGCCGTCATCACCGTCAATGAAGGCGAGTTCGGCATTGCCTGCGTGTTTTACACCGCCTACGACATGAGCGGCTATACGACCATCTCCATCCAGTTCACCAAGCCCGATGGCACGATTCTGGCCCCGACAAATCCCGATGTGACGGTGCCTGCTGTTCCGCTGGTGACGGCATTGGGCACATTCCCGGCCAATGAGTACGCGCAATACTATTTCGTGGATGGGGACCTTGACCAACGCGGAACATGGTATGCCCGCGTCATCTATGACAAGGCCAATGCCTCACTTCCCCAAAGACTGATATCCAATTCCAGCACATTCACGGTGACAGCATGACCGTCACCACGCCGGCAGACATCATCCGCCTGGTCTTGAAAGACACCGGGGTATTGGGTGTCGGTCAAACCGCCACTGCCGAAGACACCAACGATGTCTTCGATACCATGAACATGATGCTGGGTGAGTGGGCATCCAAACGCTGGCTGCTGTTTCATTTGCTGGACTTGTCCATCGTCTCGACGGGGGCAATGTCCTACACGGTCGGCCCCGGTGGCGACATTGACACTGGGACGATGCAGCGCCCGGACAGGCTGGAGGATGGTTGTTTCTTCCGACAGATCATCACGGCATCATCTCCCAACCAGATCGACTATCCTCTGGAGATTCTGGAAAGCCGCGAGGATTACAGCCGGATTGGTCTCAAGCAGCTAACCACCATTCCCCAATATGTCTTCTATGATCCCACCTATCCGCTCGGCACCGTCTATCCGTGGCCGGTGATCCAGCCCATCCAGTATGAACTGCATCTATTGGTCAAATCCCAACTGACGCAATTCGATAACCTGGCGGACGAGATCAACCTTCCCAGCCAGTATTTTGGGGCGCTGCGGTACAATCTGGGATGCAGGGTTCGTCCCATGTATCAGATCCCACCCGATCCGTCTTTGGTCGGGCTGGCCGTGGATAGTCTCAGCGTCATCCGCAATATGAATGCGGCAGTTCCCCGCCTCAGAATGCCGGTAGGCCTCGGCAGGGGCGCGAAATACAATATATTCTCGGACAGTAATTACTAGTACAAAACCAATGTCTTAGTGGATATTTGTATGCTAGTTTCTCCGCGAATAGGGAGAGACGGCATGACTGCAAGAGTAGAACTTCAAGGCAAGAAATTTGGCCGTTGGACTGTGCTTCGTTACGCACGAAGTCGTCGCGGTGCGGCCATGTGGGTCTGCAAGTGTAAGTGTGGTGTAGAGCGGGAGATCCCAACAGGAAATCTGCGGTCTGGAGGCTCAACATCATGCGGTTGTTTTCAGAGGGAGGTGACTTCCAAGAGAGCAACTAAGCATAAGCAGTCTTTCCATCCGATATATCGATGTTGGGTTGGGATGAAGGACCGGTGTTCGAACAAAAGCACCATGTGCTTCAAAGATTATGGCGGTAGAGGCATCAAGGTCTGCGACCGCTGGTTGGCTGACTTCTGGAATTTCTGGGATGACATGGCGCCGGGATGGCGACCCAATCTCTCCATTGATCGAATTGATGTAAACGGCAACTACGAGCCTGGAAACTGCCGCTGGGCCACTCAATCTGAGCAGATGCGCAACACGCGCAATTGCAAAATAATTGAAACTCCTTTGGGAAAAATGACGCTTGCAGAAGCTGCGGAACGCAGTGGGCTAAGCGTCACAACGATAAAATATCGCGTTTTCAGCAACTGGCCGAAAGACCTTTTGCTTGATCCAACACGTCGCCGGAGATGGTGGCGCAATGTGAATTAGCCTCGTCCTTTGCGGGTCTGGGAGGGGCTAAATCCCTCTCGACCCTGAAAGGACTCCCTCATGGCCGCTATTCTCTCGCAACTTCTGGGCTATCGCCTTTTCCCTGGCGAACTCATGAACCAGATCATCACCGTCTGCAACAACTTGACCGGCAACGGCACGCCGCAAAGCACGACCGCCAGCAATCTCTCCTTTACCGGCACGCTGACTGGCTCGCCTCAGCTAATCCAGCTCACCACGGGCACCACGCAGGGCACCGCGACGGCCATCACCAAATCGACGGCCATCATCACTGCGGTTGCCACCTCCTCCACCCATGGCGTTCGCCTTCCGACTGCCGCGACAGGTTTGATTGTCCGGGTTCTGTCCGTAGCCACGACCTTCAGCGCCAAGGTCTATCCGGCGACGAACGGCAAAATCGGTGGCGCCTCTACGAATGCCGCTGACACAACGCTCCTGGTCAAGAACAAGGGCAATATCTATGTTGCCGTCAACACCACCCTTTGGGCGGTGATGCGTGGGGCATAACACTCCGATTGTTGGTGCTGGGGAGGAAATAGCCCCCGGCACCATCATCGAAGGTTTCGAGATCGTCACGCCTCTCAATGACGAAATCTGCCGAAGCCATATCGACATCAATCTGAAGCGCGGCTTGAAAGAAGCGGTAAGGCGCAGAACCTTGCATATCGTGGCGGCTGGTCCTAGCGCGCGATTGGCCGGGAACTACATCTCAAGTCTTCCGACACTGGCGCTTAATTCCAGCCTGAAGCTGTTTACAGACTGGGGAATTGCTCCCACCTATTGGGCCTGCTGCGATCCGCAAGAATTGGTGGCGGATTTCCTTCCCGATAATCCCTCTCGGGAAACCATCTATTTCGTAGCCTCCAAATGCCATTCTCGGGTGTTTGAGAAGCTCAAGGGCTGCGATGTGCGGATCTGGCATCTGCGGGACTATCCCGCCGATGGCCGTTCCAGGATCGCGCTTTGCTCGACAGTAACGTTATCGGCCTCATGGCTGATGCACCGGCTTGGCTACACGGATTTCGAGTATTGGGGATGGGACGGCTGTTTCATTGACGGCAAGCACCACGCCACTGTGGACGATGATTGGTCTGGTGTGGAAGTCCTGCATCTCAATTACGGGGGCACCATTGAGGGCGAAGAAGTGATTGGCGGCCGGGTTTTTTCCACCACCAGAAGCTGGGCATCTGAGGCCAAGGATGCGGAACAGTTCTTCATGCTTGCCGAATATTTCGACATCGGACTTACTATCCATGGTGACGGGATGTTCGCCTGCGCCCACAAATTCAGCCACGGAGAAAAGGGGTGAGACTGGCGCTTACCCAAGGTGCCTATGAAGCCCGCGCCTTGATTGCCGATGCACAAAAATGCGTGAACCTCTATGCGGAGAAAAATCCGGACGATAGCCCGTTCCCGGAGACCTATTACCCCACGCCTGGAACACCCATTTGGGACACGGCTCCGGTAGCAGGTGAGGTCAGGGCGCAGTACACCGCGTCAAACGGCAATCTCTATATCGTGGTGGATGACACCGCTTATTACGTAAACGCGGGTGTCTGGACGGTTCTGGGAACGCTTACAACATCCTCAGGCCTTGTCTCGATCAAGGACAATACCCTTGTCGCGGTGATTGTGGATGGCACCTCTTTTGCCTTCTGCATCAAGCTGTCGGACAATTCGTGGAACTCGGTATCGGCCACGAACTTCTACGCCTGCGATGTGGTTGATTATCTCGATACCTATCTGATCTTCAACCGTAAGGGCACCAATCAGTTCTTTTTCAGCCTGTCGAATGCGGACTACGCGATGTTTGTCGGTGGGACCGCTTTTGATCCCCTCGACATCGCGGCCAAGACCGGAGGCAATGACAATATCGTTGGGCTCAAGGTCATGCATCGCGAACTGTGGTTGCTCGGGGAGTGGACCTCCGAGGTCTGGTTCGATGCCGGCGCCCAGGATTTTGCCTTCCAGGCCATGCCTGGCGCTTTCGTGGAGCATGGCTGCACCGCTGTAGGCTCGATAGCCAAATATGATCTGGGTGTCTATTGGCTGGGTCAGGATGCCATGGGCGCCAATGTGGTATTCGAGGGCGCTCAATACCGGGCAAGAACCATATCGACAAAGGCCATTGATCGCGAGATTGCGACCTATGCCAATACTTCGGACGCGCTCGGCTTCACCTATCTTCAGGAAGGCCATGTTTTCTATGTCCTGGTATTTCCCTCGGCCAATGTCACTTGGGTTTATGACATCGGGGAGGAAAAATGGCATCGGCGCTGCTGGTCGGATGACAATGGCATCTTGAACCGCTGGAGAGCCAATTGCTTCACCACCTATCAGGGCAAGCTCCTGGTGGGAGATTTCGAGAACGGCAACATCTATTACCTCGATCTCGATACCTACCTGGACAGCTACGATGGGACAGATGGAGACCCCGTGGTTCGGGTGCGGTCCTTCCCGCATACCACGGATGAAAACGACCGCCTGATACACAAGAACTTCCTGCTCGCCATGGAAGTGGGCAACAAGATGACCACGGCGACGAATGACAATGATTATGTTTCTCTCAGATGGTCGGACAATGCCGGAAAGTCCTATGGGGAAGCGGTTCTTCAGACCCTGGGCGAAACCGGCAATTACATTGCCTCCATGCAGTGGAACCGGTTGGGCCTCGCGCGTGACCGCGTATATGAAGTGTCCTGGTCCGCCCCTGTAAAGACCTCCATTCAGGGCGCTTATCTTGAAGTGATAAAGGCCGCTTCGTGAGTTCTCCGGGAAACCCCAACAGCCAGGGCTTTCCGCAGACGAATGCTCCGGTTGTGGACCCCAGCCGGAATTTCCAGTGGACCACATTCTGGCTGCGTTTCATGATGAGCCTGTGGGCTCGCACGGGCGCGGCGTCGGGAAGCGGCGTTGTCTATACGGGTATCATAAGCGCTTACGGGGCCGCTACGGTGCCGCTGGGATGGCTTCCTTGTGATGGAGCAGCCGTAGACAGGCTTACTTATGCGGCATTGTTTTCCGTCATTGGAACCACATGGGGGCCTGGAGATGGTTCAACCACCTTCAATGTTCCGGACCTGACAGATCGGTTTGCACTGGGCGCTGGTGTTGCATCTCTAGGCACGACCGGGGGCACAGACAGCGTAACGCTTACGACAAGCGAACTTCCCGCTCACAGCCATACCATTACCGACCCTGGCCATGCTCATACGACGCTGGCAACGGCCTCGACCAATACGACCGGCACAGATCCCGGCGATGTCACGACTGGCGGCATGACGGGATCAGCCACCACCGGCATCACGGGGACCAACAGTGCCGGTTCCGGCAATCCGTTTTCCATCATGCCGCCTTATGCGGCAGTTATCTGGATGATCAAGGCATAATGAGAAATTTCCTGAAGATTGCAGAAGGGCAGGACACCATGCCGCTTCTTCTGGCTTTATCCTCCAATCAAGACCTCTGGAACCAGTACAAGGTCCGCACCACCAAGGAAGGCCCCTTATCCGTTCACAAGGCAGTAGACGATATTGTTCTGCGATATGCGCCATACACGCAGGGCGAAGATTTCATGGACAAGATTTGTTCCAACATCCACTGCGTCGATTATCCGGCATGGCATAAGCTTCCGGAGGCGCATCATTTCATCTTCGGCGTCATGGCCAGAGTGAAAGGGGTTCATCTCGGGCGCGTGATGATTTCTCGTGTTCCTCCCGGAGGCTCAATCCCGGAGCATTCAGATCGCATTGGGCCTGCCGAGGAAGCCTTTCCGGACCGAGTTCCTCCAGCGCTCTATTACGAGCGCTATCATGTGGTTTTGCAGAGTGGGCCGGGAACGGTTTTCCGCTGCGGGGATGAAGAAGTCTACATGGCCACCGGGGAGGTCTGGTGGTTCGATAATCAGATAATCCATTCCGTGCAGAACAATTCGGCAGTGGACCGCCTGCATCTCGTCATGGATATTCGGACCAAGCATGACAATTACGTTCCACAGTGAAAGCTGGGACGCCTATTACAACGATCCTGACCGCGAAAGGCTCTGGGTAGAGCATTACTCCGAGTTCGTGCCGGCGCACGAAAACAAAATGCCGATAGGGCCTGATTGCAAAGCATATCAGGCACTGGCGAATGCCGGGGCTCTGGAAATAATCACGGCACGAAAGGCCGGGAGAATGATTGGCTACTGCCTCATCGTATGCAGGCGTCATATCCACTATGACGCGCTTTGTGCCTTTGAAGATTCCTACTTCGTAACCAAATCTGAACGCCTTGGATCGGTCGGAACAAGGCTCATCAAGCGCGCTTTGGAGGTCTGCGAGGCGCGGGGATGTGTGCGGGCCTACTGGATGACCAAAGAGTTTAATTCAATTGGAAAGCTGTTTGAGCGGATGGGAATGCAAAAGATCGATTCCGTCTATGCCGTGTGGCTAGGAGCGTAACATGGGTATTGGTGCAGCCATTATTGGTTCCACAGCGTTGAGCGCAGGAGTGAATGCCTTTACATCGAGTCAAGCATCTGGCGCACAATCGGATGCAGCCAATGCTGCTGCTCAGACGCAACGCGATATTTATGCTTCCAATAAGGCAATGCTGCAGCCCTGGAATGATCAGGGGTTTGCCGGTTATGGCACTTTGCGGGATTTGCTTGGCCTGGGCGGAAACTCTTCGACTATGCAAAGCACATTGGAGAGTCTTCCCGGCTATCAGTTCACGCTCAATCAGGGTTTGAAGTCCGTTCAAAATGGGGCCGCTGCGCGTGGATTGGCAAATTCTGGGGCCGCCCTAAAGGGCGCGGCTGGCTATGCAACAGGATTGGCAAACTCAAATTACGGGGCTTATGTAAATCAGCTCTCCAATTATGCGGGTATGGGCTTGAACGCCGCAGATGCGCTGGCCGGCGTTGGTACCCAAGCCGGTACTGGTATTGCAGGAAGCCAAATTGCAGCAGGTAATGCAGCGGCGGCCGGTTATAATGGTATTGGCAATTCCATCAGTAACGCAGCCGGGTCTCTTCCACTTGCCGCCCTTCTGAACAACGGTGCATTTGGTGGTGGTGCCGCAGGCCAGAGCAGCGGTCCCCTATTTGGATGGACATGATGCCAGACATCGATACGAGTACCTATCCCAAAGCTAATAATACAAGTCCGCTAAAGACTTTCAGTGATTTTGCCACGCTGCAAAACACACTGAACCAGAACAAACTGTTCCAGCAGCAATACAACACCAACCTGGCCGTCTCGAATATCTACAAGCAGGCGATGAATCCTGACGGGACTATCGATCAGGCCAAGTTGTCTGCGCTTTTGGCCTCCGATCCCAATGCCTCTTATGGACTTCCCCAGGCCTATCAGCAGTCCCAGGAAGCGCGGGCGCGCAATATCGGTATCGATACCGCTCAACTGGAAAACCAGCGCAAACACTGGGACGCGGTGGGGTCTTTTATCTCGCCCCTGCTTTCGTTGGGAAACAAGGCAACTTCCGGCGATGTTGCGCATCAACTGGCAGCGGCTACCACGGCAGGACTGGCATCACCCGAAGAGGCCTCAAAGGTCTGGGCGACCCTTCCCAGAACCCCGGATGGGCGCATTGATGAAACCAAAATTCCATCCTGGTCCCAGCAGATGATGCTGAACCTGATGGATCGGCAATCTGCCCTAAATGCCACCAATCCGGCCCCTACGATTGTCAATACCGGACAATCTCAAATCCCGATGCGGCTGCCGCAGATCGGCGCACCATCCTTGGCCGGTCCCGGCATCCAGAACGAACTGCCTCCCACCACACAGCGCTACAATCCGCAAACCCGCCAGATGGAGTTTGTCGGGCCTACAGGTGGTGGCGGACAGGGCGGTGGCAATCCTTCGCAAGGCGGTGGAGCGCCAATGGGTGGGGGCGGCGGCGGTATGGCTGCTGCGCCTCCCTTGGGTGCGCCCGAGGCGGCATCTGTTGATGCGCACGCAAGCGCTCAACAGGGCACGGAATTACAGCGGCGTTCGGATCGAGTGAATGATACCAAAGCCATTCTCGGAAATCTGGAAGGCGAATTAAATACCCCTGGTTTCAATACTGGACCAGGCACCAAAAGCATGGCCGATTGGGCAAAATTCATGAATACCCAGTTTGGCATGAATATCCGCGTTGAAGGCCTTGCCGCCCGCGAACAATTCAACAAACTGGCCGGGATGTTGGCACAATCCCAATTCCAAGCTCTTGGAGGTACGGGTACCGATGCCAAGTTGGATGCAACAACGCTTACCAGCCCTAATTCTGAATTATCCAAATTGGGCAATAAAGGCATCATTGCATTGCTAAAAGGAAATGAGGATGCAATTGCTGCCAAAAACCAAGCGTGGCAGGCGTTCAAACAACAGAACGGCCCCCAGTCTTATGGGCAATTCTCGACTGAGTTCAACAAGTCCTACGATCCCCGCGTGTTCCAGTCTCAATATCTGACGCCGGATGATCGCAAGAAAATGCTCTCTGGCATGACCAAGAACGAGCAAAAGGGCTTTCTCAATTCCTACCGCACGGCGCTGAACAATGGCTGGGTACAACTCCCCGGACAATGATCCGACCGGCTATCTGACGGGGATCATTGGTTCGCCGCTGACTCTGACAAGCGGGTTCCGGGATGCACAGCGCAATGCCTTGGTGGGCGGGATACCCAACTCTGCGCATCTGACGCCGGGTCAGGCCTATGATTTTGTCCCCAAGGGCATTAGCACGGCAGAGGCAGTTAATCGTTTCTCCAAAGTCAATGTCCCGTTCGATCAGCTCATAGACGAGGGCGATCATGTCCACGTCTCTTTCGCACCAACCAGCAGGCGACAGGTAATTCGTTTCAAGATGGCACAATCCGGTATTTCCGATGATGATCTGTTGAAGGCCTTGACTGGGCAGGGAAGTGCGCCAGCCAGGGCTGCCGCCCCACAGACTCAGCAAGGCCCGTCAGACGATCAATTGCTGGCGGCGTTGACGGGTGAAGCCCCGAAAGGATCGAGTCCTGCCGCTTCCGTAGCGGCTCCAGCAGGACCGTCCAAACCGACCGGCTCGACCCTAGCTGACATGATCCGTTCGCTACCTGGAGGGTTGGTCAAGGGCGTGTCCGCAGTTGCAGGGCTTCCGGGTGATGTTAATTCCTTGCTGGACGCAGGAGCCAACGCCCTGACAGGCG